TGATTATCATTTCTCATGCTGCTACACTCTTAAAACGCCTATGAACACAGGCTCTTACTATTGGACTGATCAATGATATGTTCACGGAACGTGAGAATGATGAATATTCAGGGTGGAATGAGGTTGCTGGACAGGCGGACTTCGATGCATTTTAACCTTTAAAGACGTTTGTCCTGTGATAATACAAATAGACTTTCATCTCTTCACTGATTAACTCATCAGAAATTTTCATCTTATCGTTGACATTCAAAAAAATCTTATCCATGTCACTAAGTTGACTTGAAATCATTATCTGTCCCTCATCAGAAAATGAGATGTATCCTTTATCAAAGAGTTTATCATGGTTAGGACACAGCAGCAGTCCATTGAATTTGGAAAGCTTTTCATTAGGATCACTCTTTGACCACGGCTTAATGTGACTGGCTATTAAAAATGATTCATTTGAAACACTGCATAATGCGCATCTTTTATGAAATCTCTTAAGCATTTGGTCTCTGAATACGCCTTGATTAGCACGTTGCTTAACAAGACATTCATATTCTTCACCTTTAATATCAGAGTTTGCTTCGACGGTGCAAATTAGTTCATTGAGTGCTTTTTGATAATCATTGAGATAATTCTGCACAATTTGATTTATTTCATCATTACCATACCAGATATTACAACGTCCCATTCCAGTGACTATTCTTTTTCTTTGCTCACTTGGAATTAAGATTGCTTGTTTTGTTGTAATATTATATCCTGCTCCTTCACATTCTGAACGCTGTGCAGCAATATTATCAGGTATCGGCTGTTTCTTTCTGTACACAGTTGCATCTATGTAAAAGCCTACAATCTTAGCTTGGTGGCATACCCAGACAACAAGCACCCCATCTATGTAATCGGCATTTGGTGAAGCACCAAAGTTCCTTTGAATATCGATAGTATCATGTGTAGATTGGACATAACCATAGTACAGATTATCATGCCTCGTAAAATTATTAACTTCAAGTGGTACATTGTTTTCTGTATAAGAACCACCGCCATGATAATCATCAATGACGAAACCATTGTATTCATCCATTTCTCTTACGTTACAATACAGTATTTTCATTACAATCACCTCTTGGCAAGAAGCTGTTTTTTTCATTATATTCTATTTTAGCAAAAAAGTCAATATTTAGAAAGGAGAAAAACCGCATGGCAAACAGAATCAAAGGCATTACCGTTGAAATTGGCGGAGATACTACCAAGCTATCCAAAGCACTGGAAGGTGTCAACAAGAGCATCAAAAATACCCAGACACAGCTGAAAGATGTCGAAAAACTGCTGAAACTTGATCCAAGAAATACAGAACTGCTTTCTCAGAAACAAAAACTTTTAGCCGACAGCATTTCTGCAACAAAAGAAAAACTTGCAACGCTGAAAACTGCCGCAGAACAGGCAAATATGGCTCTTGCAAACGGCGAAATTTCCCAACAGCAATATGATGCTTTGCAGCGTGAGATCGTTGAAACAGAGAACGAATTGAAACGTCTGGAAACAGAGGCGAAAAATGCAGGTTCTGCCCTGCAAAAAATCGGAGATGCAGGAGAAGTTCTTCAGAATGTCGGTGGTAAAATATCCGGTGCAGGAGAAAAACTTCTGCCTGTTACCGCAGGTGTGACGGCTCTCGGAACTGCTGCTGTGAAAACCGCCTCTGACTTCGATTCTGCCATGAGTAAGGTTGCCGCTGTATCAGGTGCAACGGGTGATGATTTACAGGCTTTGCGTGATAAAGCAAGAGAAATGGGCAGTAAAACAAAATTTTCAGCGTCAGAAGCTGCTGAAGCGATGAACTATATGGCAATGGCAGGCTGGAAAACAAATGATATGCTGTCAGGTATTGACGGCATTATGAACCTTGCTGCTGCCAGCGGTGAAGACCTTGCCACAACATCGGATATTGTTACAGATGCACTTACAGCATTTGGTCTGACAGCACAAGATAGCGGTCATTTTGCTGATGTTTTAGCGGCTGCAAGTTCCAATGCCAACACAAATGTATCTATGCTTGGTGAGTCATTCAAATACTGTGCTCCGATTGCAGGTGCTTTAGGATTTTCATGTGAAGATACCGCTGAGGCACTTGGCTTAATGGCAAATGCAGGTATCAAGTCTACACAGTCCGGCACTTCCATGCGTTCCATTATGACTGCACTTTCAGGTGAAGTCAAATTCTGCTCTGAATCCTTTGGAGAAATGGAAATCGCAACCACCAATTCAGACGGCTCTATGCGTAGCCTTTCTGATATTTTAGCAGATTGCATAGTGGCATTTGACCAGATGTCAGAATCCGAAAAAGCAAGTACCGCACAGTCACTTGTAGGTAAAAATGCAATGTCAGGCTTTCTTGCTTTAATGAATGCTGCTCCGGCGGATATTGATAAATTATCAGGTGCAATTGCAAACTGTGACGGCACATCTTTACAAATGGCAGAAACCATGCAGGATAATCTTGCAGGCCAGCTTACCATTTTGAAATCTCAGCTTGAAGAACTGGCTATCTCCTTTGGCGAGATTCTGATGCCTGTTATTCGTGATATCATCACCAAAATACAGGGATTTGTGGACAAGCTGAATGCTCTTGACCCTGCAACAAAACAGACCATTATCAAAATCGGATTGATGGCTGCGGCTTTAGGTCCGCTTTTGATTGTTGTGGGTAAAACAATTTCTTCAATTGGCGGACTGATGACTTTTATCAGCAAAGTCCCGACAATGATTGCAGGTGCTAAGACTGCATTTTCAACGCTTGGTGCCGCAATTGGTGGTATTTCTGCTCCTGTGGTGGCTGTCGTTGCGATTATTGCGACACTGGTTGCCGCTTTTGTGCATTTGTGGAATACCAATGAGAACTTCAAAAACAGCATTCTTTCTATTTGGGAACAGATAAAGTCCACCTTTGAACGTCTGACATCGGGAATTGTTGACCGAATTAATGCACTCGGATTTGATTTTCAGAATTTCGGTGAAATGCTGAAAGCAATGTGGGATGGATTATGCAGTGTGCTTGCACCTGTGTTTGAGGGCGTATTTCAGCATATTTCGGATATTTTCACCTTTGTGACGGATACCATTCTGAGCGTGCTTGATGTATTTATCGGCTTATTTTCGGGAAACTGGGAACAGTGCTGGAATGGTATCAAGGGCATTTTTACAGGTATCTGGGATTTTGTAGTCAACCAGTTCAGCAATATTCTGAACACGCTGAGAGGTGTGGCAGATGTATTTCTCGGTTGGTTCGGAACATCATGGAATGAGGTCTGGACGAGTATAAAAGATTTCTTTGTTGGAATCTGGGACAGTATTTGTTCTGCTTTTCAGGCTGTTGCTGACTTTTTCACAAATATCTGGAATGCAATCTCCATGTTCTTTACAACGATAGCGACTGCAATCTATACCACAGCGGTCACAATTTTCACTTCTGTATATGACTTCTTCGCAGGAATTCTGACCAGTATTCACGACTTTTTTACAACTATCTTCAATGCGATATGGACGGTTATTTCAACTGTCTGCACCACTATTTACGACACGATTTCAAGCATCTGGAATGCAATTTACAGCTTTATTTCTCCGCTTTTGGAAGCGTTCAAATATCTGTTTGAAACCATTTTTCAGGCAATTCACATCATTATCAGCAATGTAATGGATTGGATCTCGGAAAAGATACAGGCTATATGGAATGCGATTGTTGCATTTCTCACACCTCTGCTTGAGGGCATTAAAACGTTCTTTGAAACGATATGGAATGCCATTTATACCGCAATTTCAACGACATTAAGCACTATTTCAAGTGTTGTTACATCGGTCTGGGACGCAATTTCAAGCTTTATTTCAAGCGTAATGAACACGATAAAATCCATAATTTCAAGTGTATGGAATGCAATCAGCGGTGCGGTTTCCAGTGTGGTCAATGCTATCCGAAGCACAGTATCTTCCGTTTGGAGCAGTATTTCTTCCACAATTTCATCGGTGATGAATACCATTCATTCAACTGTGACAAGAATCTGGAATAATGTAAAATCTTCAATTGGTTCTATTATCAGCGGTATTTACACAACGATCAAGGGTGGTTTTGATAATGCTGTCAATTACGTCAAAGGTCTTGCATCTGATGCTTGGAACTGGGGACGGGATATTGTTTCCAACATTATTGATGGTCTGAGAAGTATGATCGGCAGTCTTGCCGACAGTGTATCAAACATTGCTGATACAATTCGCAGTTATCTGCACTTTTCTGTTCCTGATGTAGGACCGCTGACAGACTTTGAAAGCTGGATGCCTGACTTCATGAATGGTCTGGCGGACGGCATCAACAAAAGCAAAAAGGTCGTAGCTAAGGCAGTTTCAGGTGTTGCGGATACAATGAGAGTAACGCTCAATTCTGATCTCAACTACAATCTTGACGGAATGACAGGTGCGATTATGAATGGCAGTTCTGAAAGTTCTGTGGTCAATAATTACTACAATAACGACAACAGCCGCACAGTGAATCAGACCAATAATAGTCCGAAATCACTGTCACGGCTGGAGATTTACAGGCAGACGAGGAATGCGGTGAAACAGTAATGGGGCGGAGTTTCTGCCCTGCAAACTAGAATTTGACGCTCTATTAATGCTATTAAACCCAATCAATAGCATTCTTTACAAGTTTGACAAATG